TTGATGCAACTGGTTGCCTATGGCGCGTCCGACGTGTACCTTACCGGTGACCCCAAGGTGACCTTCTTCCAGTCAGCCTACAAGCGTCACACCAACTTTGCGATGGAGACTGTTCAGCAGACCGTGGCGGGCAACGCAGGCCCGGGAGGTCTCGTCTCAGTGACCCTCGCTCGCTCAGGCGACCTGGTCGGTGACATGTTCGTCGTTCTCCAGCCCAACAGCTCATCCTATGCTCAGCTGACGTCGAACAATGTCGGTAACGACATGTGCTGGGTGGCGGAGCGCGCCTTCAGCTCGGTCGAGCTCTTCATCGGTGGCCAGTCGATCGACAAGCACTACCAGATGTGGTTCCGTCTGTACGCCGAGGTCTTCCTCGACGAGACCAAGAAGATGAACTATGGCAAGCTGGCATCGATCGCCACGCCCAACAATACCGGCACCTCCATCGCCTACGCCTACCTGCCCCTCATCTTCTTCTTCAACCGCAACCCGGGTCTGTACCTGCCCCTGATTGCACTGCAGTACCACGAGGTCCGCATCGACTTCACGCTGAGCACCCAGTACGCCAACTACTTCGGCACGAACCCCTTCGCCGTCTGGGCCAATTACGTCTACCTGGACACCGTCGAGCGCGACAAGTTCGCCAAGACTCCCCACGAGTACCTCATCGAGCAGGTTCAGCACGTCAACCCGGACCCGGTGGGCTCCAGCAGCGAGAACACCCCGAGCGTGATTCGCATGCAGTACAACCACCCCGTCAAGGAGCTCATCTGGTGCTATCAGAACTCGGCTATCGGCACGAACCCGAACGCCCTCTGGAACTTTTCGTCCAGCGTGGCGAACGTGAACGTGACGGTCGACCTCAACAAGATTGCCCAGGCCGGCGCGTCCCAGAACCCCAACTGGACTGGCGCCCCCGTTCTCTACACGCCGTCGCCCTTGTCGTCTTCCCTGTACGTTACGGCTGACGGTGGCGGCTTTGCGACCGGAGCCAGCATCTCTCTCCAGTCCAACGTGCTGTCCGGCAACGTATTCTGGACCGAGGGTGGTGTCCCCCAGTATGGCGCAACGTCGAATGTCGTCTACGGACAGGAGGTGGGACCCCTGCACCAGGCCAAGATCATCCTCAACGGCACGGACCGGTTCGTGCCCCAGTTCGGCAAGTACTTTAACCAGTATCAGCCTTATGTGTATCACTCGGGATCTCCGTACCCGGGAATCTACATGTACTCGTTCGCCATCAAGCCGGAGGAACTCCAGCCCAGCGGCACTTGCAACTTCAGCCGTATCGACATGGCCCAGATTGCCGTGAACCTCAAGACGGGTGTGCCCTATACTACTCTCCAGCAGCGCATGTTCGCCGTCAATTACAACATCCTGCGTATCCAGTCTGGTCTTGGGGGCGTCGCGTTCGCGAACTAAAGAAATCCCTCGTTCTAAAATTAGGTTGATGCCATTTGTGTATTCCATAAAGTGTAAACTAGAACCATTCCGTGAATATATAGGTCAGACGGTTCAGGATGATTTTCAAATCCGCCTGAACGGTCACATATCTGAAGCGACAAACGGTCGAAGACGCCACCTCTACAACGCCATTCGTCTGTACGGATGGGACCAATTTCAGATTGAAATTCTTCATTCCTTTCCCAGAGAGGGCAATTGGCAAGAGCGTCTGGACAACCTCGAGATCCAGGAGATTGCTCAGCGTGGGACCCTAGCTCCAAACGGCTACAATAATGAGACCGGTGGGAACAAAAACAAGGTGCTTCACGAGGACACCAAAGTCTTAATGAGCGTCGCCCACTCAGGCGAGCGCCACCACATGTTCGGGAAACATCATGATGACGAGGCCAAGGAACTTTTGAAAGAGGCGAACCGCAAGCCTGTTCAGCAATGGTCCAAGGATGGGACCCAACTCCTCAGGACGTTCGAGTCGGTCGAGGAGGCTTCAGGGGGCGGTGGAGCCTTATCCGTGAACATCGGACGTGTATGCAGTGGGAAGGAAGGACGGAAAACAACCGGTGGGTTTCATTGGAAGTTTGTGAATCAGGATGACAAAGAGACTAAGACGGTTCTGCTGTTCACGAAGATCCAGCAATGGTCATTTGATGGCGAGACTCTGATAGAAGAGTTCGATACCATCCGTGCCGCGGGTGAAAAGACGGGAGCTGGCACCGGTCATATAAGCAAGTGTTGCAAGGGCACGTCTCGGTCATCAGGCGGGTTTAAATGGAAAGCGGTCTAAATTTTTTTCTTGGGGGATAGTACAAAGCGAACATGGCCGGGGGATTGATGCAATTGGTTGCTTACGGCGCGCAGGACGTTTATCTGACCGGTCAGCCCAAGGTGACCTTCTTCCAGGCGGTGTACAAGCGCCACACGAACTTTGCGATGGAGAACATCCAGCAGACCGTGAACGGCTCGGCTTCCAACAGCGGCCGCGTGTCCGTGACCATTGCCCGCAACGGCGATCTGGTCGGTGACATGTACATCCGCCTGCAGCCCACGATGCAGAACTCTGCCAACCTGACCTCCACCGGCTCCAACTTCGATTCCAACTGGGTGGCTGAGCGCTCCATCGCCTCCATTGAGCTGACGATCGGTGGTCAGCGCATCGACAAGCACTACCAGGCCTGGTGGCGCCTGTACGCCGAGCTGTTCCTCGGCGAGTCCGACAAGATCAACTACGGCAAGATGACGTCCAGCCCTGTGACCGTGGTCGACACCACCAACCTGAACAGCGTGTACCTGCCCCTGCTGTTCTTCTTCAACCGCAACCCGGGCCTGTACCTGCCTCTGATTGCCCTGCAGTACCACGAGGTGCGCATGGACTTTGACCTGAGCTCTTACTTCCAGAGCTACTTCACCAACAACATCTTCGAGGTGTGGGCCAACTACGTGTACCTGGACACTGAGGAGCGCCGCCGCTTCGCCCAGAAGGGCCACGAGTACCTGATCGAGCAGGTGCAGCACACCGGCGGTGACTCCATCACCCTGGCGACCACCCCGAGCACCACCGGCTCGGCGACCGCCCAGACCGTGCGTCTGTCCTTCAACCACCCGGTGAAGGAGCTCATCTGGTGCTACCAGAACACCAGCCCGACGCAGTACAACAGCATGTGGAACTTCTCCACGAGCGCGCAGAACGTGAACGTGAGCTGCGCGCCCCTTGTCGGCGCCGCTGCCTTCTCCCTGCCCCACACCATCGGCTGCCCCCGTCTGTACTCCAACGTGATCACCACCACCGTGGCCGGAGTCGCACTTCTGTCATCCAACGTGTCCGCCGGCATCTTCTGGGTGGAGGAGGGCTCTGCCAACGCCACCGCGGCCACCGCCGTGGAGGTGGGCCCCCTGTCCAGCTTCAAGCTGGTGCTCAACGGCCAGGACCGCTTCAAGGAGCAGGCCGGCAAGTACTTCAACCAGTACCAGCCGTACGTGTACCACACCGGTGTGCCCTACCCGGGCATCTACGCCTACTCCTTCGCCCTGCAGCCGGAGGAGCACCAGCCGACCGGCACCTGCAACTTCTCGCGCATTGATAACGCGCAGGTTGCCCTCAGCATCAAGGGCGGTGCCACCACGCCTCTGCAGCGCATGTTCGCCGTGAACTACAACATCCTGCGCATCCAGAGCGGCATGGGCGGCTTGGCCTTCAGCAACTAAACGCATCGCCAAAATACCAAAAACCCAAAAATACGGGCTTCGGCCCCAAGAACGTTCTAGGTTCTTGGAGTCGAAACTTAAATATCAATATAAATCAATGCCGGCACCCGCGCCCGCTCCCGTGCCCGCACCGTTTTCCGCACCCGTGCCGGTTTCCATGACATCTCCAATTGAAGATGTCGCAATATTTCGCATAAATGATGAATGCTACAAAGGAACTCTCGAACAATCGCTCAATGCTCTTGGTTACAGTGCTAAACTTGGGCTATCAAAAGTTGGCATTGCAATTACATTGATTTGTGTATTGTTGTTTGTGTACATGGCGATGACTTCACCGAGTGCTGTTCCAAAGGTCATCGCCGTTTGCTGCATCTCTAGTCTAATTGGAGGAGTTGTGGATTATTTCACGACTAAGTCGGATCTCGAATCGTTGAAAAAATCTACCAAGCTCTCTAGCTGCCCCGCCCCACAACCTGCCATGTCCCTTTGAGG